GACCATGGTATTCTAGCTTGGGATAATGAAGGACACCCTTTGAGTAATTGGATAACAGACTACGCAAAGGAGAAAACAGGACTAACCGACCCGAATGCAAAACAAATCATGGCGTGTTGCATTATGTTCGACTTTTCGCTTCCTAAAACTTTAAAGGTAGTACAGGATTGGATCGAAGGGAGTTTAAATAATTCGTTTCACAAATCAACCGAGAATGGTCAACCGAGCCGCCATGACCAGTCTTATTTATCAGCTTTAATGTCGGTAAATAATATCGAAGTCCAACCTTACGGGGTACTAGCCTACCCCCACTACCAACCTATACAACCAACATTCATTAACTTTGGGGTATGATAATACAGGTTAAAAAAATATCAGAATTAAAGGCGGCACCATATAACCCGAGAACATCAACCGAAAAACAAGAGGCTCATTTAAAAGCATCTCTTGAAAAGTTTGGCGTTGTAGAGCCTATAATTTTTAATAAACAAACAGGCTTTATAGTAGGTGGCCATTTTAGAGTTAGAGAGCTTAAAAAACTAGGGTATAAGGAAATTGAATGCGTTATTGTTGATTTAAACGAAGCAGACGAAAAGGAGTTGAATATTAGATTAAATGCAAATACGGGTGCATGGGATTGGGATTCGCTTGCCAATAGTTGGGATGCAGAACAACTAACCGAGTGGGGTTTGGATATTCCTAATTTTGATACCGATGAAGAATTTACAGATAAAGAACACAAAAATTTATCCGATGATTTAAAAGAAACGTTCGAAGTTATAATTGAATGTATTTCAGAAAGAGAGCAGGAAACAGTATTTAATAACATGATAAAAGATGGGTACAAATGCCGAGTTTTAACATTATAAAAGAAAGTAAACCTTTAGAAACTTACAGGGTTTCTAGTGTTTTAAATATGTTTGATTTAGATATTTCTAAAATCAAAGAACACTTTGAAGGCAATATTGATATTGAGGGCAAAGATTGGAATATTGGTTTAATTGTTGGCGGTTCAGGAACTGGAAAATCCACAATAGCAAAAGAAGTATTTGGAGAAAATTATTTTACTGAAAACGTTTATAATTCTCAAACTGTTATTGACGATATGCCGCAAGAAAAAAGCGTAAAAGAAATAACAAAAACTTTTACAAGCGTAGGTTTTGCGTCGCCACCAAGTTGGCTAAAACCTTATAGTGTTTTATCTAATGGCGAAAAAATGCGGGTGGATTTAGCAAATTGTATTTTGCAGGAAAAAGAAATAATTGTATTTGATGAATTTACAAGCGTTGTTAATCGAGAGGTTGCAAAAACAGGAAGTTATGCAATATCAAAAGCGGTTAAGAAATTAAATAAGAAGTTTATTGCAGTCGCTTGTCATTCCGACATTATAGAATGGTTAGAGCCTGATTGGATTTATAACACTGATGAACAGAGGTTTTTTTTTGCGCTGGAGAGTACAAAAAACCAGACATCGAACTTCAAATCTTTAGGGTTGGGAATGCAAATAAAAACCAAGTTTGGGAGGTATTTAAAAAGTATCACTATTTAGACACAAAGTTAAAAATAACAGCAGAACAATGGGTCGGGTTAATTAACGGCGAATTAGCTTGTCATACTGGTATTATACAGTTTCCGATGCGCAAAGGCTGGAAGCGTGTTCATAGGATGGTGGTGCTACCCGACTACCAAGGAATAGGAATAGGAATTAAATTTATAAATGAGGTTTCAAAGCATTATTTTGAAGATGGGTTGAATATGAATTTAACAACAACAACGCCCGCTTTTGTTGGAGGATTGCGTAGAAGCGATAAATGGAGTTTAGTTAGGGTAGGAAGAATGAAAAGTAGTTTTGCTAGTTTTAATAAATATGGTACTGGAGTTACTAAATTTAGAACCGATTTAGCAGACAAAGCAAGTAGTAAAAACAGAATAACATATTCCTTTAATTTTAAAAAGTAACAATCGACAAACAACCGAGAATGGCAAACAATGGCAATCTTAAAAAAGGGTTTGGATTTGACAAGAACCCGCAGAATATAAACCGAAAGGGTGCGCCTAAAACTAAGGTGCTNAAAGACGTGCTTACATCCGAGTTGCAGACGCAAAGCAACGGGGTTGATAANTTAACAGCTATCATAAACAGGCTCACGACAATGGCAGTAAAGGGCGATTTAAACGCAATAAAAGAGGTGCTTGATAGATATGACGGCAAGGCAACACAGAATGTAAATGCCAATCTTAGCGGCGATTTCAATGTAACATGGAACGAGGAAAAAAGCTATGAAACTAAACCTAAAACAGACTAAGGCAATTGATTACCTTCAAGACAATTCAACTACTGAGCTTCTTTACGGTGGTGCGGCGGGTGGCGGTAAGTCGATACTAGGTTCTTACTGGCTGCTTAAAATGGCACTCAAATATCCCGATACACGTTGGTTGATGGGGAGGGCAGAATTAAAAATACTCAAAGAAACGACCTTAGTATCTTTCTTTACCGTATGTCAAATGCAGGGGCTAAAAGCGGGTCTTCATTATAATTACAACCAGCAATCTGGGCAGATCCTTTTCCCTAATAAATCAATAATAATACTTAAAGACTTATTTCTATATCCATCCGATCCAAACTTTGACAGCTTAGGGTCGTTGGAGATTACAGGAGCCTTTATTGATGAGTGCAACCAACTTGCAGAAAAAGCAAAAAACATTTGCAAAAGTAGGATAAGGTATAGGCTAGATGAAAACGGCTTATTACCCAAAATGCTTATGACTTGCAACCCATCAAAAAATTGGGTTTATTCTCAATTCTACAAGCCTTTTAAAGATGAAACTTTGGCTAAGGATAGAAAGTTCATACAAGCAGTTGTTGACGATAACCCCGATATAAGCATCCATTATAAAAACAACCTTTTAACCTTAGACGAAAACAGTAAGCAAAGATTACTTTATGGTAATTGGGAGTATGATAATGACCCAGCTACATTAATTGAATACGATAAAATTGTTGATTGCTTCAGGAATACATTTGTAGATCAGGGAACAAAATATATAAGTATTGACGTTGCTCGATTTGGCTCAGATAGCACCGTGATAGGTTTGTGGAGCGGGTTTAGGGTATCATTGACCCAATACAAAGGCAAATCAGTTACAGAGGTGGCAAAGATAGTTTCAGATATGCAGTTAAAGTTTNCAATACCAGCTTCTTGCGTTATTGCGGATGAAGATGGCGTTGGCGGCGGCGTTGTTGATATACTTAGGTGTAAGGGGTTTGTAAATAATAGCAGGGCATTACCTAACCCTATTACCTTTCAGGATGACAATTTTATAAACCTTAAAAGTCAATGTTATTATAAATTAGCCGAATATATCAACCAAAGCAAGATTTATATTGATTGTGATAAAGTGGAACATAAGGATTTAATCATACAAGAACTAGAGCAGGTAAAACAACACAACATGGAGAAAGACGGCAAAAGGGCAATAATGCCAAAGGATAAAGTAAAAGAATTGATAGGGCGTTCACCCGATTTCTCAGATACATTAATGATGCGCATGTGGTTTGAGTTCTCAATTAAACTACTTTTTCAATCCCGCGAAACATGGTAGACGAAATAAACGCAATGGTTGAAGAAGCTTTACCCATGCCCAATAAGTGCGTCTTTGAGCGGAATAGGTGCGATTACAGGCGAAAAGTGTTGGTTGAAAAGATTACCGCACTATTAAATAACTTTGTACAAAGTCAACAAAATGAATATATTAGGATTCGAGCTGAAAAAGATAGAGAAAGTTCCATTACCTACTACTAACAACCGACCTATTGCATCCGTAATTCCTTTGGTTGAGCAGGGTAAATTAATAAACAACCCTGGGACTATTACTTGGCAAGGTCAAAACGGTGAAAGCCAAGTTAAAGCGGGCTACTCAGGTAATGATATTGTTTACTCGATTATTCGCCTTATTGTTGACAAAGTAAAGCAAGCGCCGTGGGCTGAGTATCAAGTCGTAAACGAACAGGAATATAAAAAGTATTCGGCTATCATGAAGCGTGCCGACTTAATTACAGATTGGAAGTCAGTTGAGGATATGCGAAGTAAGGCGTTAAAGCTAGTACCTGTAAAGACAAAGATTAGCGATTTACTACACACCCCGAATGAAAATGATAGTTGGGGCGATATTATAGAGGCTTATTCGACTTTTAAATTAATCACAGGTAACGCTTATGTGTATTCGAAGATTATCCCAATGGGTAAAAACATGGGTAATCCTAATGAGTTGTTTGTCTTACCTTCTCAGTACATGCAGATCATGGCAGACCTTTCAGTCTTTCCCGTAAAGCCTTTAAATTATCAATTGTACATGCAGTTTGTTGAACAATTTACTAAGCAAGAAATCCTACACGATAAATACTTTAATCCCAATTGGAATATAGTTGGTAACCAGCTTTACGGGTTAAGTCCTTTACAAGCGGCGGCAAAAGTACTAACTAGGTCAAACGAGGGCAAACAAGCGGCGGTAAGTAATTACCAGAACGGCGGTCCAAAGGGTATTTTATTTGTTAGTGACGAAAGAGCGGACCCA